TCAGACCGTCCGCATGTATTCAAACACCAACGCTGCAGCGAACCAGAACGTGTTTGCGTACGGATGCGCACCTTCTGACGCGATCGGTTTCACTGACAGTGGTGTTTCAGACAAGCTGATGGTCTGGAACCAGACCGCGCAAGACAGCAGCCTGCTTCCGCCCACCAACACTCAAATCGTTTGTGAATGAGCGCACCTGAGTACATCACTTTTCTGGCCCACATGCGTGGCGAAAGCGGAGACACCCGTCTCTTGGCTGGAACGCGCTCTCGCCTTTACTCAAACACCGGTCTGGACGGCAACTGGCGGCTCCTGATTGGCGGCTTAGGCGGTGAAGTGCCGGCCGCTGGTGTTCCTGAGACGCGATGGAAGCACGCCCAGATGGGTGGCATCACAATTTTCACCAATGGCATGGACCAGCCGTACTGGTGGTCGTGGGAGAAGCCTGCGGACCCCACCACTGGCTACTCAGCTGAGCTTCTGGACGACTTCGTGGCCATGGACATCACCACAGTGCGGTCCATTGGTGCTTGGCGCGGGTTTGTCTTCGTTGGAAACGTCATCAGCGAGGGCGCGGTCTACCAGAACCGCGTATTCTGGTCGGACTTCAACGATCCGCTGAGTTTTGTGCCTGGACCTGAGTCTTTGGCTGGCTACATCGACCTCGGTGAGGACGAGCGGGTGCTTGCAATGGCTCCTCTTGGAGCACAGTTCCGCGTCTACACCGACAAGGCCATCTACAACGTGGACTTGGTGGGCGGTGACGAGGTTTTCAACTTCCGCGAGGTCTATCGAGGCCCTCAAGTTTTGCGGTTCGAGAACAGCCTCGTGAATCTGGGCGAACTGCACGTCTACGGCGGCGAGGACACGCTCTATGTCATAGGCGAGTTCGACCGCAGCCCGAGAATCCTCGACTGGCTGTACCGTGCTTGCGGTGCGATCTACAACGGCGTCAGTGCCGACTATCTTGGCGGCGTCACCACCTCTTCGTTCCCTGCTTTCGGCCCAATCAACCGAGGCGCATGTCACTTGCTGGTTGGTGGCTACGATGAGGCCGAGCGGATGGTGTGGTTCTCGTGGGCTCCTGACGCTGAGACGGTTCCTTCCAAGTCGCTGGTCCTTCAGATGGACATTGGCAAGGCCTGCTTGGTTGAGTCTGGTTTCACCTCGTTCGTTTCGCACCTGCCAAGCTATCAAGCCAACGTGAGGCGGTGGTTGGCTGACATCGGGGCTTGCCTTCCAGAACCGCTGCCGGGTGAGGGCAACCCGCTTCCGATCACGTTCGTTCTGGACACCAGCCTGACCTGCATTCGCAACACCACCGAGGACTACACGCTCCCGCCAAGCCCGACCGGTTCTCTGTGCGCCAAGATGGACGCGAATCCCAGCTTGGAGCCGGACTGCACCCCCTGTGGTAACGGCTACAAGTTCATCATGGCCTCCTCTCAGGACAAGTGCCTGAAAGAGTACACGCCTGATGTCTATGCAAGAACCTATTGCACCACCGACCCGAACAATCGGTCAGGTCTGGCGTGGACCACCACGAACCATCCGACCACCGTGGTGAACTACGCCGACTACGGCTACACCACTCTGATCCAAACGGACTCCCAGGACATGGGGACTCCGAACAACAAGACGATCTCTCGTGTCGCTGTTGAGTACGACGCCCCAGACGTGCCTGACATCAACGCCGCGTTACTGCATGTGGACATTGGGTACGGCTCTCAGCCGCACCGGTTGATCTGGCAGACCTCAAACCCTCGCAAGATCGACCGACTGTCTTCACAGACCGAGAGCCAGATGGCGACCGACAACATTCGACCGAACCGCATCGCAACGTACCAGTTCTTCAGGACCGGCTCGCAGATTGGGTTCCGGTTGATGATCGCAAACTCCAGTCGCAATCCGGTGATCGGCGGTTCGTCTTCTCTCAACGAGATGAGTGTCTCGATGAGATCTTCGCACGGAGACTATTTCTAGCATCAACACCGCTTCGGCGGTTCACTAACTCAAAGAACAGGACGCGCTATGGGTATTTCAAATCTCGGTGGAATCATCGGGGCATTCGCTGGCTCCAAGATGGAGCGGATGAACAAGAATCAGGGTCTTCAGGACCAGATCGACACATCCGTTGGAGGCATGGACAAGTATCGTCAAGAGGCGGACACCGCTCTTGGCAATTACACTGCCGCGAACCGAACCGCGATTGGCGAGGTCGGCCGACTCAACAAGCAAACCGAGGGTGAAACCAACCAGATGCTTGGCGGTCTTCGTCAGGCCAGCTTCATGGGCGACCGCGAGCGTGCCCGTGAAGGCGATCTCGGTGCGCTTCAGGGATTTCTTGGTCAGCTGGGTGGCGGGATGTCCAAGGCCGACAAGATGGCCGCTTCTCGATTGGGCTATGCTGGCAAGGCTTCTGGCACCTACATGGACAAGCAGCGTGCCGGCTATGTTGGAGCGTTTGGTGCGCCTATCGCCCAGCAGATCTTTGGTGGCCTCAATCAGGCTGCTTCTGGTGCGGGCGCTGAGCGTGGCGCGAACGTCGGCCAGCAGATGGGTCTGATGCAGTACCGCAACCAGCTGCCGATGAACGTGGCCCAGATGGAGCTCAACCCGCTGCAGGCTCGTCAGCAGGCTCGTCAGTCCGAGATCGGACAGCTGGGTGGTCTGTCTGACGTGAACAACTCGAACTTCGCTGGCTTCCAGGAGAAGCAGAACAAGTGGGCCAAGCTGGGTAGTGCTCTTGATTCGAGTGTCAACAGCGCCATCGACACCGGCATGAGCCTGTACAGCGGCGGAATGCTCGGCAGTGGCGGCATGCTTGGCGGCCTGATGGGTGGTCTCGGTGTACAGGGTCGCCAGCAGCAGGCTCCCACTCCGATGCCAGCTTATGGCTACCCGCAGCCGGCCTATGGTTACGGCAATCCGATGATGTACGGAATGCCGATGTACGGCCGCCCCTACTGATCAACCCTGAACAACAATCAGACCTAATAAATTTATGGCAGACGCTTATGGATCGACGTTGGACTCGCTGATGGCGAACAAGGTGGCTCAACAGTCCGCTCAGCAGGCCGAGGCAAACTCGTACCGCAACTTCCTCAATCAGGTGTCGAACACCAACCTGCGACGCCGGGAAGGCGAGGCGCTCGACCGTCGTGGCATGGAGGAGTTGGGGATCAACCGCATGAACGTGTCCGGCCTGAACGACTATCGTCGTGGACAGGTCGACATCGGCATGGAGGACGCCCGCACTCGTCGGTACGAGGGAGAGACCGGCCGTGAAAACGTCGGCGGTTTGAACCGGCTCCGTGAGGGTCAGGTTGAAATCGGTAGGACCGATGCCGGAAGCCGTCGACTCGACACCGAGAGCATGGGTCAGTACCGAACTGGTTTGACCCAGAATGAGGCCAATCGGATTCAGTCTGGTGAGCGGCTCGGAATGCGTGGGTTCGACACGTCTGAGCGGAATGTTGGTCGTCAATCTCAAGCTCTCGAGTACGGTGCTGAGGCTGGTGTCCGAAGCACTGGCATCCAAGCTGGTGCAAACATGTTCGACTCATCTAACCGGCTTGAGGCAGCGCAACTGCAGTACGACAGGCTCCCGCGTGCCGAACAGCTTGCGTTCGATCAAGGCGGTGTTGAGGGATTGCAGCAGTTTCGTGCCGCTACCAGTCCTGGCGGTGAGAATGCACGCCTCATGCGTTTGTCCAATGAGCAGGAGTTGGCTAATCAGCGTCGCAGTGCGTATCAGTCCACGATGGACAAGCTCGATAAGACATTCCAATCGGATGACTCTGAGTGGTTTAAGATCACGCAAGACCCAATGACCGAGAGAATTCGTGCAGAACAGGATCGGCTCATGCGAGGAAACAAAAACCTCACCAAAGAGCAGGTCTATGATGAGGCGCTTGGAAACGTATCTCGTCGGATGGTTGACGCTCGTTACGGTGTTCGCCCTAGCGTTGACGATATCCTGCGTGAGGACAGGTATGATGCCGGTCAGCCGCCTCTTCCGGGCCGCCCCCCTGGCGGTCCTGGAGCTCCCGGGCTTTCTGAGCCTGGCCTTGCCCCGACCAACACCGTCCCTGGTCGTGTATTCATTCCGCGTGGGCGTCGCTAAACGTCTTAACGAGTAACTTCAGAGGCTGAAGAACAGCTTATAGTCACCCATCAATCAGTCCGGTAAAGACCACACACTCATGCCCAAGATCATTGCAGTTGAAGGACAGGGAAACCTTCAGTTTGGCGACGATTGGTCCGACGAGCAGATCGATCAGTACATCGAAGACAAGTACTTCGGTGGCCAGTCGTCTGCACAGTCGCAAGCGATACCAGCTGCAGAGAAGCAGGGTGTGTGGGACTCGTTCACCAGCGGTTTCGGCCGCGGATTCGAGGCTGGCGGCATTCCGTTCTACAGCGGTGGTAAGGAGGCGGTGAAGTCGGTCGGTGTGCTGAGTGCGGCGCTCGCTGCTCGGGAAGGCGCAGCATCTGACGAGCAGATGCAGAGGCTGCGTGAGTACAAGGCCGAGGAGGACAAGGCTGCTGCCGAGGCTGAAGGACGTGGATCGCTCGAGCGGATTGCATACGGTGTCGGCCGAGTTCTCGGTGAGGCCCCTGGCTTCGCCGGTGAACTGGCTCTGACCGGTGGTATTGCCACCGCTGGTGAGAAGGCCGCAGTCAAGGCTGCTGCAACTGCCGTCAAGGCGCTTGGCAAGGAGACCGCCTACACAGCAACCCGCAAAGCTGCAGACTGGGCTGCCGACAAGGTCAGTGGTCGGATCGTTCGCGGTGCTGCAGGCGCTGCTGCTCAGACCATCCCGTCTGGTGCGGCTCGCATTGTGTCTGGAACTGCTGAGCGAATGACTCCCGGATTCGAGCTCGAGGAGGCTCCCGGTGGAACCTACTTCACCGAGACCAAGCAGGCTGACCCGTTCGTTACTGCAGCCTACAAGGCGCTCGGAGATCAGTTCATTGAGGTGCTGAGTGAGCGGTCTGGTGGGTTCCTCACCGACATGCTCGGTGCCGGTGCCCGCAAGGCTGGTCTCGGCAGCACAATCGACTGGGCCTCTGGCCTCAAAAAGGCAGTGGCAGGTCGAGTGGCTCAGAAGTACCCCGGGATGTTTGAGGGCAATAACTTCATCGATGCCATCGGAAAAACCACCAAGTGGGACGGCGTCTTCGGTGAGATGCTTGAGGAGCGTGCCGGTGAAGTTGGACGAGCCGCTCTTGGTGTGCAGGATTACCAAGCTCCGTCGATGGAGCAGCTGGCCACCGAGGCTCTTGGCTTCGGTTTGATCGATGCTGGTTTCAATGGCGCTCGATTGGCTGCGGCCCTGAGCAAGAAGAACCTGTCCAAGGATCAACGCGCACGGACACAGCAGGCTCTCGATGCGGTCACTGCTGCTGAGATAATCACTCCGCAAACCGATCTTGTTGAGAATCAAGAGCCCATTTCTGGCGATGTTGCAGGTAGCACTGTAGCAATAACTC